GAACCAACGATCAGTCAGTAGAGCCATCCATAGCTCAACTGTCTCCTCTTTCCAAATGCCACAAAGCATAGCCTTGTATAGCTCGAGAGGGATCATATCAGTAGCCGATTTTAGATCGATACTGAAATGCGCAGATGCAGCTTGCGTCTGTTTCGCATATGACCGGAGGGATTCCTCCTGATTGAATGTTCCGTCAGTCGGAAAGACCGACAGAACGCTCATCATCCACTCGTGCACTGGTTTCATTGCCCGCTGGGTCCAGTAGTCGACGATTGCAATCGTCCTTACTTTACCCGCAGGTTCTGGAAGGAAAGCAAGCTTTCCGACATCGAGCTCTCGCCCGAAGTCCCAGTTCCGCAAGATTGTACTTTTAATCTTTTTCCCACGCGTGGCAGACTGCCCTGCGTAGGCTAAAGGAAGCACTTGGTTAAAGAGAGCGATGGAACGAGCATCTTGCACGTGTTGGTACCACATTAGAGGGTAATTGCGAGGGCTGGCAGCCCAAGCAACTGCATCTAATGGGGCACCTAGGATCCCGACCGAATGGTTGGGACCCCCACGTGTAGGATAAAAAGGATGAGATCTAGGACCTGGTCTGAATTTCGGATTCAGAACATAAGTCTTTCCGGCTTCCTGGGCGTACTTTCGTACAATCAGGGGCCAGAACACATGTTTGCAAAAGTACTGGAATTCTTCCAGTGTCGATTGCTTGATGTCGGGGCACTCTCCGGTCACACTGACTAGAGATGCGTCCTCATGACTCCCATCGAAGGCTGAGTAGCCTTTGAGGAGCGATTGAACAATTCTGATCAATCGTATGTTCTTAGAACCGATGGCTCTTCTGAGGTATATTGGTAATATTCTCGGAAGGCCACTTCGGGCCAGGCCTACGGGCTCGCCCAATAGAAACGGATTATCATTTTGTGATCCTGCTAACCATCTGTTGACGAAGAACAGCGTGTTCTTCATCTTCAGAATGAGGGCATTCCGCCCTCGGGTTAGTAGGATGTTCACAAGTGAACGTCCTAGCTCTAGAAGGGCCGAGTTCAACGCCGGCTGAGGCTTCAACTGGCCCCCTGCCCGAACATTGAGGTCTAAACCCCAATGCAGGACAAGGGTCAACAGGTTCTCACCTGTTGGTGTGACCAGACAGTCTGTCTCCCTTCGAAACTTCTCAAGTCTACTGATATACCATCCTATGAAGCTAGGGGCATAAGGC